TCCCGATGAATCCCTAGACGCGGGACAAGTGTCCAGCGCTTGCAGTGACCACGATCTGCACGGCATCTTAGATGCTTTTGATAGTTTCAGCATTTGTAAACCTCCTGTGATTGGTTTACCAGTGGACACCATAGCAGATGCCCACCAGTAAAACAACCCTCCGTTAACGATACACCTTAACGATGTCCTCGTTATACACTTTGTGTCCGTAACTCTCGTGTGGATCACGTATTGTTACGCTGTCGTCTTTGTTGACGCACCTTATGATGCCGTGGTATTCACGACCGTCACAGATGATTCTCACAGAGTCGCCCCTTGATATTTGATCTATACTGATTTGCATGGCTTATGCCTCCATAAATTTAGTGAATGAATCGTAGTCTTTTGTGTACCCATTCAGGTGACATTTTTCTCTGGCGATCTGGAATCTATACTCGTCAATGTCTCGCATGGTCTGAACTACTTTATCGTAAGGTGTGCTCTTATCGTAGGCATCAGCTTCGCCGTAAAATAGTTTAGCTACTACCTTTATCTCATTAATAGTCATACTCATAATGTATACCCTCATATAGTTAATGTGATTACCTTGATATGATTCCCATTGTACAGGTATTCCGTAAGTGTGCAAGTATTCTTTTGTGTGAATATTACCAGTATTGTGTGTGCTCTAGAACTTGCAATTTTCTGGCGATTGTGCTGCTCGCGTGTGCGCGTGTGTATAAAAGGTGCCTTGAATTTATCCATTGACAGCTTGTAGCATTGTGTGCTTGGGGTTGGCTAGAGGGTCCTACACTAGTCCACACACTTTGTCAAGGACGCGAGCTACGTAAATATTACACATGATTTACACTTGATTCCGTGTGGCTCCCGTGGTAGGCCTTGGGGCCTCGGAATTACCACAGTCTGCCACTTGTGTCAACCTTTGGGGCCATGTGAATATTACCAATGTTTACCCTTGCGCTGTGGTGTGGCCTATGGTAAACTCGGGGTGGCCTGTGTTTCGACACGGGGGGAGGGGGTTGACTTGTGTTTACTATTGTTGTAGCCACTCTAGTTCACAAGAGGGTAATTTTAGCTAAAACTAGGTAAAAATAACATAATTTATGCTCTAGCTAACCCTCTGTTTTACCTCATGTTTTATCCAGGGGCGGGACTAAAGCTAAAAATAGTACAAAAAAGACTTGACTTTTGAGTAAAAGTATGGTAAAATAATAGGCAGATACTAGGATGTACTTAGTAGTACAGATGCGGGGCCTTAGTTATTTACATAACCGTTCGTATAGATCCCCTCTTCTGTTGCATCTTAGGCAGGGGACTCATGCGAACTGGAGTTAAACATAAGGAATACAGGATAATGTCTGATGATGACACCCTAGCCCGTCAGGTAGCTGAACGTAAAGAAATTAATTTACGTAAGCGAAAGAGGGGCAGACCAAAGAAATCTGAACTTAAGGCCAAAACTGCGGGTTCTAGAGGCAAAGTAGGCAGACCTAAGGGTGATGCTTCAATAATTAACGAGTACAAAGCTAGGATGTTAGCTAGTCCTAAGTCAGAACTAGTGTTACAGACTATATTTGATGCTGCAACTAACGACGACCACAAGAATCAGGCAGCAGCGTGGAAGCTAATCATGGACCGTATACTGCCTGTAGGGGCTTTTGAAAAGGATGTAATCAAAGATGCGGGACGAAGTGCAATACAGATTAACATCACTGGGGTCGGAGGCACGACTATTGCTGATGGCTTTGAGTCAGGAGAAGAAATTGATGGAGAAGCAGTGGATGTCACGCGATAAACTAGACAATGTACTAGAGGAAGCCCTCGGATACGTAACCAGAGTAGGTGATGCTACGAGTCAACTGCTAAACGTAGCCTTTCTGTGGGGCCAGAACCCCAACGAATCTATCTCAGGCCGCTCTTGGCGCATGAAAGACAAGTCTAAGGGCTGGGGATGGGCCAGAGCCTCTATTGACTACGTATTTGACGATAATCACTGCGAAAGAGCGTATACAAAAGACGTAGAAAGGGCCAAAAGGACGGTAGAAGAGGCAAAACCCAAGAAAAAAGCTGCTCCTAAGAAGTGAAGTACTTTAAAACCTCCGAGTTCGACTGCCAACACACAGGCGAAAACCGTATGGAACCTGAGTTCCTAGAGAAACTCGATTCACTCAGGGAGTACTGTGGTTTTCCTTTTGTTATCACCAGCGGCTACAGAAGCCCTAGCCACCCGTTAGAGGCCGCAAAAGAGATACCGGGGACTCACGCGCAAGGCATAGCGGCAGACATAAAGACAACTAGCTCTGCCCATCGGTATACGCTAATAAAAGGGGCCTTAGAACACGGCTTTACTGGCATAGGGGTCGCTGGTGACTTTATTCACGTAGATACACGGGGTACTCTGCCCGTAATGTGGACGTACTAGAGCTTCTAAGGAACGCTAGTCATGTTATATACTAAGCACGTACAGCTAACTGACGCGACAGAGACAACACTGTTTACTGTCCCCTCTGGTTTTCATGCGGTTATCAACTACATCTTTATTGCTAACCACGCGGGAAGTACAAAAGATGCTTCCCTACACTTTGCTGAGTCTGATGGGAGCAACAGGGTAGACGTATTTGACGCTGTTAATGTTGGTTCTGGCGATAAAGAAACTCTAGGCAACGGTGGTGGTCCTTTGTTTGTCCTCCGCGAAGGCGAAGTAGTTAAAGTACAAACAGAGGCTAGCTCAGACATGGAGTTTGCTGTAACTTTTGATTTAACGTACGTACCGTTCACTCTGGAAAACTTTGTATGATTACTATAGTTGGTGCTGATTGGTGTCCTGCTTGTAGACGAGCAAAGAAAACAGCAAAAGAACACGGATTGGAGTACAACTACGTACACATTCCACCGGGTCAGCCGGGATGGGACATGGTAGAAGCCCTGACAGGCAAAAGAAGTATCCCACAGATATTTTACCACTTTGGCGGGTCCAGAGAATTTAACGAAGCCCTCGACAGCGTAGGAGAACTTTTACAATGATGAAGACTATTACACTAGCACTACTCACGGCACTTTTGGTTATCACAGGCTGTGCCTCCACTAACGAACTGTACTACGAGTCAGTCCAGAAGACCGCAGAGGCTAACGCAAGGGCAGTACAGGCTAAGTTTGATGCCCTATCTAAGATTGCCTCTAGTGGTGACGGACAGGCTGCTAGTGCTGCTGTAATGGCTTTGGCTCTTACCAGTACACCTAACTCACAGCCTATTCCCCAGAAGTCTGAGGCTATCCAGTGGGCATCTATTTTGGCCACTCCAGTTACCAGTTTGGGCATGATGTGGATGCAAGCTGACTCAGCTAAGACTATGGCTCGCTACAACGCACAGGTTGATCTAGCACAAGTTAAAGCTGACGCTGAAACACAACAGGCGCTCTACGGCAGTTTCTCTGACATCTCTAGTGCAGGGCTTACTGCTGTTGGAAACGTAGATTACACCCCTTTCATTGATGGCATGGTTAATCTAGGTACTACTGGTATGGATAACCTAACTACTTTAGGTACTGCAGGTTTTGACGCAAATACGGAAATTACGACAGTTGGTATTACAGGCGTAGTTGATATGGGTACTGCAGGTGTTGACGGCCTTGTAGATGTAGCAACCACTGGTATTACAGGTGTTGTTGGCCTAGGCACTGTTGGTTACGAGACTATGCTGATTATGGATCAGGGCAACAACGCACTGACTGACAGCGCATGGAACGACTACGTAACCTCTATCGAAGAGATTATGAGCAACCTGCCTAACGTGGTTTGTTCAGCAACAGGTGGAGAGACAAGCAGTTCTGTAACCTGTGACTGATCTCAATGTACAACTGTTGCCTTGGCAGCAGGAAGTCTACTCTGATCCTACTAGGTTCAAGGTAGTAGCGGCAGGACGGCGAACAGGGAAGTCCCGTCTTGCTGCATGGATGTTAATAATTAACGCCCTACAGACGGACAAAGGGCAAGTTTTTTACGTTGCGCCCACTCAGGGTCAGGCCCGTGACATTATGTGGCAGACCCTACTGGAGCTAGGACACCCTGTGATTGCGGGTTCGCATATTAATAACCTGCAGATCAAGCTGGTCAACGGGGCCACGATTAGTCTCAAGGGAGCCGATAGGCCAGAGACAATGCGTGGCGTGTCCTTGAAGTTTCTCGTGATGGACGAGTACGCGGATATGAAGCCTGACGTATGGGAGCAGATCCTCCGTCCAGCACTGGCTGACCAAAAAGGTCAAGCAATGTTCATAGGTACGCCTATGGGCAGGAACCACTTTTACGAGTTGTACAAGTACGCAGAACTAGGGGATGACCCCACGTACAAAGGGTGGCACTTTACATCGTATGACAACCCGATACTGGACTCAGAAGAAATCGACATGGCGAAGAAGTCTATGTCATCTTATGCGTTTCGTCAGGAATTTATGGCATCGTTTGAGGCCAGAGGCTCCGAAATGTTTAAGGAAGATTGGGTACACTTTGGGGAAGAGCCGGAGGTAGGCGACTACTATATTGCAGTTGACCTCGCTGGTTTTGAGGAAGTCAACAAGAAACGGACGAAGAATACTAAACTTGATGAAACTGCAATCGCTGTCGTTAAAGTTAGTCCTGATGGTTGGTACGTTGATAACATTATATATGGGCGGTGGAGCCTTGACGAGACTGCCGCCAAGATATTTCAGGCAGTCAGGGATTACAGACCTATCAGTGTTGGTATTGAAAGAGGAATAGCAAAGCAAGCAGTAATGAGTCCTCTGACGGACCTGCAAAAGCGTTACGGTACGTTCTTCAGAGTCGAGGAGCTAACCCACGGCAACAAGAAGAAAACCGACAGGGTTATGTGGGCGCTACAGGGGCGCTTTGAGAACGGGTACATTAGCTTAAACAAAGGTGAGTGGAACAACAGGTTTTTGGATCAACTGTTTCAGTTTCCAGATCCTCTGACCCACGATGACTTGGTTGACGCACTAGCTTACATAGATCAGTTAGCACAAGTAGCATACAGTTACGACTTTGAAATAGACAATCACGAAATACTTGATGTTGTAGCAGGATACTAAAAATTCAGGAACCTTCCACACTATGCAAGTTTTTAGAAAATTTAACACGTATGGCATCTACGCTATCTCTGCCGTAGTATTTTTTACTATGGGCTACAGCATAGCTTTACTCTAAGGACAGTACTATGGCAGACGCAGAAATTTTAAGTCTAGACCCGCTGATGATAGAGGAATCTCTGGAAGAGTGGGTAATGACTAAATGTGAAAACTGGAGAGATCACTATGAGTCGAACTACGAAGCAAAGTTCGAGGAATACTATAGGTTATGGCGAGGTCAATGGGACCCTGCTGACTCGGAAAGAGCATCGGAGCGTTCTAGAATTATCTCTCCTGCGCTTCAGCAAGCTGTAGAGTCTAACGTAGCAGAACTAGAAGAAGCTACATTTGGTCGTGGCAAATGGTTTGACATTGCCGATGACATGAACGACCCCGAAAAGCAAGACATACAGTACCTCCGCAAAAAGCTAACCGAAGACTTTGAGAACACTAAAGTGCGTAAGGCTGTCGCCGAGTGCTTGATTAACGCGGCTGTCTTTGGTACAGGGGTAGGCGAGATTGTCCTTGAGGAGATCAAGGAAATGGCCCCAGCTACCCAACCTATCATGGGCGGTGACTTGACTGCTGTAGGTGTCAACATTACCGATAGGATTGTAGTTAAACTCAAGCCTGTACTGCCTCAAAACTTCCTGATTGACCCCGTAGCGACAACCGTAGAAGACGCTATGGGTGTGGCTATTGACGAGTTTGTGTCAAAGCACTCCGTAGAACTTTTGCAGGAACAGGGCGTGTACAGAGACGCTTACGTTGAATCAGCGGCTCCTGACACAGACCTAGAGCCAGATCAAGACCTCACGATTTACAACGACGACAAAGTACGTCTGACGAAGTACTACGGACTTGTGCCTCGTGAACTCCTTGAGGCTGAAGGGGTTGACGTTGAATCTGACTCTATGTACGTTGAGGCTGTCGTGGTTATTGCAAACGGTGGTACTCTTTTGAAGGCAGAAGCTAACCCTTACATGATGGGCGACCGTCCTGTAGTAGCGTTTCCTTGGGACGTTGTTCCGGGTCGCTTCTGGGGTCGTGGTGTGTGCGAGAAGGGCTACAACAGCCAGAAGGCCTTGGACACTGAGCTACGCGCCCGTATTGATGCGCTGTCCCTCACTATTCACCCGATGCTTGCTATCGACGCAACTCGTTTGCCTCGTGGTGCTAGGCCTGAGGTTCGTCCCGGCAAGATGATTCTTACTAACGGAGATCCTCGTGAAGTCTTACAACCGTTCAACTTTGGGCAAGTTGGTCAGATTACTTTTGCACAGGCTCAAGCGCTTCAACAGATGGTTCAACAGTCTACTGGAGCAGTCGATTCAGCAGGAATCGCTGGGCAAGTTAATGGCGAGGCTACTGCTGCTGGGATCAGTATGTCTCTTGGTGCTATTATCAAACGCCATAAGCGTACTTTGATTAACTTCCAGCAGTCTTTCCTGATGCCTTTTGTTACCAAGGCGGCTCACAGGTATATGCAGTTTGATCCTGAGAACTACCCCGTGGCTGACTACAAGTTCAACGCTACGTCTACTCTAGGCATTATCGCTAGGGAATACGAGGTAGGACAACTGGTGCAACTCTTGCAGACCATGAAGCAAGACAGCCCGATCTACCCTGTATTGATCCAGAGCATCATCGACAACATGAACCTCAGTAACCGTGAGGAACTCATCGCGTCTATGCAACAGGCTCAACAGCCAGATCCTCAGGCACAGCAGATGGCTCAGATGGCACAACAAGCACAGCTTGAGTTCCAGCAGAGTCAAACTGCGGCACTGCAGGGACAAGCAGCAGAGTCTCAGGCACGAGCAGCTAAGTACATGATTGATACTCAGCTTGCGCCGGAAGAGCTAGAGATTGATAAGATCAATGCTATCACACGTAACCTCAAGGACGGTGACGCAGATGACAGAGAGTTTGAGAAGCGTCTCAGGATTGCTGAAGTAGCACTGAAAGAAAAGGCCCTAAATAACCAAGGAGAACCTCGTCGTGTTAATGACACAAACCGAAATGAACAACTTCCTAG